TGATGCAAGAACTTCTCGGCCTATAAAAAACGACCCCCACCTTCACCGGGTGGGGGTCTCGTTGTTGATCGCGTCTGCTATCTTCGCATACGCCCGTTTCCTTGCCCTCTTGACCGTCTCCACAGAACAGTTGCGCTCCATGGACACCTCCACCAGAGACAGGCCCCGGATGTCGGCGAGGATCAGGCGCAGCTCTTCCTCTTTGGGTAGCTCAAACGCCCGGACGTACTCAGCTGCCCGTTTGGGTGCCATGGTGGTCAGCAGGGCGCGAATGGTTCGATGTTGGCTATTCATAGAGCCACCCCAAGATCGCCAGCGCGAACAGAACTGCCCAGATGGTGTTTGAGACGATCAGCGCCACCTTCCACGGGGTTATCAGCTTCTCAGCCGCCCGAACCAGGTCGGAGAACTCCCGGCGCTTCTCGCTCACAGTAAGCCCTTCCGGTTCAAGATGGTCATGATTCGGCACATATCCTCCGACACGTTGATTTTCCCGTTACCGTCGCCCTTCAGGGTGCCGTCGTTCACCAGCTTTTGGATCGCGTCCTTGTAGTAGCTGGGCACGTCGGTCAGCTTCTCATAATACACCATGTTATCGTCCTCCTTTTCCTCAGTGGGGTTATTATACTTTCTGGCATCGACCGCAAAGTAGTATTTAACCTGGCTCTTAAACGTGGCCAGATCCCCGTTCACCCGGCTATCCTTGGTGCTTGCCGGGTCGTTGATCCTGACCTTGCCGTCCTCCCACCAAACCACAACAAAGTGACCGCTGGAAGTCCATGTGCCCTTGCCCATACAGGCAATGAGATAATAGCCCTGTTTCAGCAGCTCAAAGGCTTGTGTATGGACAGGAGACAGGGGAAAGCCGTAGATGGTCGCCCCGTTGAGCTGCTTACACTCAATGTTATAGGCGGCGAACTGGGGCTTGAAATAGCTGTAATAGGTGCCTTGGTTTGCTGCCTTGTACCCGTGATTGACGCTCCAGGCGCAAGTGTCCACCGGGGTGATGGTCTTGCCGGTCAGGGTCTCCAAGAGCATAGCCGCACAAGTCGGCCCACAGCCGGACTTCCCAATGGTGGTGGTCTCCCCAGTGGTCTGATAGGGCTTGTTCGCCCAGCGGGAATCGGTCTGGAGATACAAAACTGGCTTCTTATTCATAGTTGTTAAACCTACTATCAAAAGAGTTTACAGTTGCCGTAATGCCGTTCTCGTCCATGGTGACCGCGCTGACTGCGTCCTGCACATCCTCCGTGGCCTGTTTCACCGCCGCCGCGTCCACCCGGCCCTCGGTGATGATGTAGGTGATGACCGACGCCACGGACACCACCGCCCCGGCTACGCTGGAGATCACGCCCTCGTCCAAACCAAAAACCATAGCCAGCCCCGTGACAACCCCGGCCACCGCCGCCCAGAGCTTGCGACTGGACAGCTTCTGTTTTAAGGATTTCATTCAAATTCCCCTTTCTTCAGGCGGCGACATCTTCATCGTCGCTGCTTTTGGATTTCCCGAACACCACGCCGTCGTTGTGTTCAAAGATGTTCTCCACCACTTTCAGGGTCGCGCTACCCAGCAGAGTCACAATGGCCTGGGTGGACAGGCTCTCCACCGGGTAGGGCTGACCCAGGCGGAAGGTGGCGTAAATGGCGATGCAGTAGGACACGCTGACCCAGCACAGGGCGGCGACCTGGGTCGTGAGAAAGATCAATCTGGTGATGGATTTCATAGCCCCAACCTCGCAAGGAGAAATCCCAGCACCGCCGCCAGAACCGCCCAGATCAGCTTGTCCACAATACCATCCCAGCGCTTCCCCGGCTTCTCCGTCAGGGTCTTCACATCGGCCTTGATCGTGTCCACGTTGTCCTTGATGGCGTCCTGCTTGGTGGCCAGCACCTCCACAGAGGTGGTCAGCTTCTCCAGGTTGTCCTGGCGGGCCTCCACCTGCTCCAGCCGGTGGGAATTGCTCTTGGCCCGCTGCTCGGTCTCGGTCAATCTGCGCTCATACTCGTTATTCTCCAAACCACACACCCGCCCCCTGCTTACTCGTACACGTCCCCGATAAGCTCCTTGTACTGCTCCTCTGTGATAACTCCATCCTCCACATCCACCCGGGCCAGCTCCTTCACGTCCTCCTTGACGCTTGCCGGGATACTTGCAAAGGTTCTCACACCCCGCTTAATGCTTCTCCAATAACTATAGGCGATTGCTTTCATGTTAGTTCCCTCCTACCAATTCATAGAGTTCGATTAAGGCTTCATCCTGTGCCTCGTTTGTGGCCTGTTGCTCTGCGTTGGCCTCATAGAGTTCAATGGCGGTCTCGTCAGCTTGGGCAAGGTCGGACTGCAAGGCCAGCACCTCGTCCCTCACGGGCGGTCTCATGCGGTCGGCTTCTTGCGCTTTCGCCAGTTCCATCCATACGGTGTAGTTGGCCTCCACGTCGGCTTCTGCTGTGCCGCTGTCCCAGATGGTCAGGGTGTACTCGTCGTACTCCCACCCACTTTCGGTTTGCTCGTCTCTGGTTTCCTCGAACTGGACGGCGTTCTCCCGGAAACGAACCAAGAGAAAACCGGGCCGCTTGGGGATGGGTTCAAGGGTAAAGGGCAAGGGGTTCAAGTTTCCGCGTACTTTCATATTTCATCTGCTCCTTTCGCATAAAATCTCTAATTACGTCTTTTAGCGCTCGCTGGGTCTTTGGTTTTAAATATCGCTCGTAGAGCTTCACCCGGTTGCACCACCGCATCTGCCCCAGCCTGGACAAAAGCCCTGCCGCCAGGTGGATTGTGATACGCTTTCTTTTCTCCACACGCCTGTAATAGTCGCTCAACTGCCGTTTCATCCGCAAAAGATTTCTCTTACGGATCAGGGTAAACCCGTGCCCATATCGGTATCCAAGGGCGCTCGGAAGGCGGTCACGGGTGTCAAAAATCTGCCAGTTGCCCTTGATCGCCATACCGTAGGCGGAAAGCCAACTGCGCATAGCAAACAGCACCCGGCGCAGTTTCTTCTTGGAGCTTGCAAAGATCGTAAAATTGTCCACATAGCGGACGTTGTGAGAGGTTCCAAATCCGCCCTCCCGTATCAGGTGATCCAGCGGTTGAAGGGCGGTGTTTGCAAACCAAATCGAGGTGTACAGCCCGGTCAAAATTCCGCCCTCCATGATCCGTTCTATCAACGTCAACGTCTTCCCACATTTGAAGATTCTTCGCATGGCGCACATAACGACCTGGGGCTTCAGCGTGTCGTAGAAGTGGTGAATATCGGCCTCCAAGCAATACCTTGTGCCTTTCTGGTCGTTTTTCATCCACTTTTGGATCGCCTTGACCCCGTAGGTAATGCCACGACCGGGCACACTCCCACAACAATAGGGGTCCATGCCCCGGCGCAGACCAGGCTCCAGCACCTGGATCAACGCGTGATGGACGTACTGGTCGGGCCAGAGCTGTGGCTCTGTGAGCTTCCTCCACTTCTCTGCGCTCTTGTCCCAGTGCAACCAAGATCGGATCCTTCCGGGGGAGAAGTTCTCCAAGATTTCTTTTAGGTCTTTCACCCGCGCCGGGATGTCCCGCTCGATCCAGGCCACCGTGCGGTCTCGCTTGTGTTCTCCATAATATCGGTGGGTCATGTTCACAACGAAAATCGCTCGCTTCAGGTTATCGTCTGATTTGATCTTGCTCCAGAGATTATCAATTCGTTTCAATTAGGATAGTTCCTCCTTGTAGCCTCACGGTCTTTCCTTCGCCCGTATAGGGAGTACTAAACCGTGTCCTAACGGCTTATCGTCACCAAGTGGTGTGCGGAATCTCGCGCAATGTATAGAATCGGGCAAGCCCGTTTCTATTGTGAGGAAAAATGTTAGCCAAACCGGAGAGAACCCTCTCCCCGCTTCAAGGTTGCGACCCCCGATGTTCGCGTTCGTGTTCGACACGCTGTTGTAGTTCACGTAGAACAACCCATAGTTCAGGTTCTGGTTATAGTTACCACCCACATACAAACAAGGGTTGGACCCGTTGAAGTTCCAGTTATCGGGGACGGGGAGGCAGAAAGCCGCCCCGCGTCTGCGCGAGAGACCCCAAGCAGATACCATGGATTTGACGCTCTGCCAAACGTCAGCTCCCGGGGGTTGCGACCCCCGGTCCCCCTTAGGGGAGTTTTTGGAGGCGACCCCCGATGCCCGCGGCCGCGTTCGACACGCTGTTGCAGTACACGCAGAACAACCCACAGTACAGGCTC